ACGCAAACTCATCAAGGAAGATAATATTAAAGGACATCCCACGAACAGCAGAAGCAGAAGTAGATGAAGCAAGGAGACGAGATCCGTTCTCCAATTCGACTGACCCCTTGTTCCAACCAACAATACCCTGCTGCATCCATTTAGGAAGGTTCTCATAAGATAACTGTAAGCGTCCCAACATTTCTCTAGCAGTCGGGGCTTTGTTTGCGAGGATTGCGACATTGACATTATCGTTGAATATTACATACCATAATAGATATGATGTTACAATGGTTGATTTACCAGACTGTCTAGGTAATTTAGCAATATTAAATCTATTCTCGTGAAAACTTTTTACCATCTCCTCTTGGAAATCGTACATATCAAAAGGTATAACACCTTCATCAAGAGATACAATCCTAATATAATTACGAATAAAATATGCAGGATCTCTACTACATTTAACAAACTCTCTTACCTGTTCTGGTGAGAAGTTAGTTGCAACGTTTGCTTTCTTAAGATTAGGGTTGCCTAAGTATATCTGGTTTTCTGCCATTAATCCTTACTCCAAGGTTTGTCAAATAAGACCGTGTTTATATATTTATCTGCCCAGAGGGGATCAAACCACTGTGATAATACTGCTTTAGTTTTTTTGTTCTTTCTCTGAGATACACAATACCAACATTGATCATCCAATCTTTTCATTATAGGAATGAATGGTGAGTGTGGATCTCTCTTTGCGTGCCTTACAGCGTCACAAAATACTATCAAATATTTTTGTACTACTGAATAAAAATCATCTCTCGCTTCTTGATCTTTTAATCTAGCAAATTTACAATGTTGCGAGAAAACATCCTCTGCCCATATAGGTAAAGGTCTCTTGTCTTTAAATTTAAACTTCTCACTTATTACTGATAGTTTAGAATTGAGATCCACTCCGTGTACAGGAGACACATCGACAATAGCAGCAGTAATAGTTGAAGGCGTTTGGATAATGTCACAACCAAAAATAGGTAAACGATATTCTGGATCTGGATAAAGAACACAATGTATAATTTCTATTTTGTCTGTGTTTGCTCTTTCAATATGGAGTTTTCTAAGTCCTTTGCATTTCCACATCTCATTGCGTATAGTCACTTTTTCGTGTTCTATGACACTATGATCTGACTCAATAACTGTGAGGTCAGGCAAGTCACTAATATTCCTGCGGATAAGATCCGCTAACTCATCACAAAGATTTGTCACAATTATTCTGCAAGTGTACCACGTGATCTACGAAGTTGTCGTAGTTCTTCAAAGTCTTTTTGTTTTGTACCTCCATCATAGGGCCAAGCATACCCTTCACCAATCATCTCTTCGTTGAGAGATACATTCCCATCACCAACATATAACCACCCAAGCAAACGACCATACTTACCAACCCCGCCTTTGAGTTCAGTTCGTATAGTAAGTTCAGACTCTCCATCAATAGCACTCTCCAATTTTTCTTTTAACCAGTTAGTAGCATCTATGCCCAATGCTTTTTCTTCTAAATCACGGGTGCGTTTCTCAGGAGTATCAACACCTGCAACACGAACTCGTTCTTTCTTGTATAGATCAAAACCTAGATCAATAGTAACATCAATAGTGTCACCATCAACTACTCGGTTTATTTCCGTCACTCGGAAGTTGTAGCAACTCTTCCTGCTTGGTGGAACCATTGCTCCCATCGTTCATCTCCATAAATGCCATCCTTAGTATATAGACGATATACCAAGTAACTATTACAACAAGTATTGCAATCATAATAACAACACCCCAGACAACCATTAGTTCTTATTGTGTACTATTGTATGGTTTCCATACCACTGTCCGTGTAATGGAAAGTCTCCTGTTTTATTTACTTTCACATTAAATCCTATTGAATATTTTTGATCTCTTGAATAGTTCTGTGTAGTAGAATGTTCCAACCAAGATGGAAATAATATCAAAGTATCAGGAAATGTTTCTACTGCCATCTCTTGATAAGTAGCAAAACAACTCATTCTTGCTTGTACAAGTGGACTATGAAAATTAATTAACCCTTGTTCTGGACTTGTCTTATGATAATAACATCCTGACAAATCAAATCCTGGGTGCATATGTTGATTCTGATTAGCACCTGTTGGGTATATATTTAACCAAGACTCAGGTATATTCCAATTATCGTGACCGACATAGTTAATAACACACTCTGCAATATATGATTCTAAATTTGGCATTTCATATGCACGAAAAAAATCCCTCCAATGATCTTGCTTGGAAGGATCATCACCGAAGTGAAGAATTAATTGTTCTTTCTCTTGTACATCACTAATAACTTTTTCAAGTTCATCCCTTATCTCAGAGTCATCGTGTCTGAATCTTAGAACTGTGGATGGAAATAAATCAATAACGTCAGGTTGCATAATAAAGTTTCTGTTATACTATGTAGAACAGTTCCACTTATCTAGTGCTAGTTTTTTACGGGTTGGTTTACCGTCTTTCATCATAGGTCCTTTAACTCCACCCATTCTTTTACAAAAATTATTTTGTCTTTTATCTGCCTTACTACCTTTCTTTGGATTACCTGTCACAGGTGCTTTGAGATCTGAACCAGGATTTTCTCTTTCATAAGACTTTCTTCCTTTCTCATTTAACCCACCACTAGGGTTCTTTCCTTCTTTACGTTGCCACGCAGATTCTTTAAAACTTTTTAAACCACTTTTAAGGTTACTTGCTTTACCTGTTTTTACGTGACCATACTTAGCAAGATCTTTATGTAGGTCTCTATACTGTGCTTTACTATCACCAGATCTTTTGTTTGATTGATCCATTCTTTTGTTTTTACCTACAGTTTGGTATCCTTTACCAACACCTGCATATTTTTTTTGATAGAACTCTTCTTTTACCTTAATTTTTCTAGGGTATGCTGATTTATTTGAATCATCTCTCATCGAGCGAGTATCATAATCTGCAACATAGTTAACTCTATCACTAACTTTTTTTCCTAGTTTTTTCTCTGCTCTTTTTATTCCTTTGTCTCTTGCTTTTGCATACTTACCCATCTTACCACTGTGAACATAATTTTTATCTACCTTTGCGTGGTAAAGATAGTTCGCAGTAGTTGTCTTACTTAATTCATCAATCTGTTCTACTTCTTCTTTATATGACTGCACTCTAGTTTTACCAAGAATGTATTTTGGATCATTCTTCATTGCTTTCTGTGCATCTGCCTCATCATTTTTATTTACATTTATAATTGTCTTTCCACCTTTTTTAGTTTTAGTATGTGCTATATTACCCATTTCTTCTTTTACTTCTTTTTTCTTCTTAGTTTTCTTAGCAAACGCTGCCATAGGACCTGATGGTTTACCAGTTCCCTTGTAGATACCATAAGAAGTTCCTTCTGACTTCATACTTTTTATATGTTTTCTGATCTTGTCTGCTTGACTCTTATGTTTAGTTACAGCACTATCCAGTTCCTTTGCAACCGTTTTGAGTTCTTTCTCCTCTTTCTTCATCGATGCTTTTGCTGCCTTGATTCTATCAAGAAATGCTTGTCCACCTTTCTCTTTCTTGATCTCATCATCAGTCCTTGCTCTACCCATACTATTATTCTTAGCGTATAACTTACTCTGCATATCATTAGTGCTAGTAAGTCTACCTCTACCATAACTCTCTTTATACAAATCAATTAATTCATTTCTTGCTTCTCTTTTACTAGGTCTACGATACCTACCAACTTCTGTAACTCTACCATCTTTACCATAGTGCCTTCCCTTTGTTCTATTGACGTGATCTGTCATTGCAGTATCTACCTCTTTAGTGCTTCTAGCATACTGAGTAGACTTATCTTTTAAATTAACTTTTTCTTCTACCTTTTTTGGACCGTATGTGATGCAAGGGTTTTTACCACAACCACAATTTTTCTTAGAATCTGGTTTTACTAACTCAACTTCTTCATTTTTCTTACCCACATCCATTATCGCACCTTTACCATACTTATCAGTTATTCTTTTCTTAACCATCTCAAGTGCTCTAACACTATTCTTTTGCTGCCTTAACATACGTGCTTTTCTTTGAGCATCAGTCTCACTATTTTTTGTATGGTTAGCAGTGGTTGCATCAGATTTTTTAGGTGAACTAGGATCACCACCTGCCATTGCGATACTATCTTTCCAATGATCATATCCTTCTTCTGGAATATAACCTTCTTTGTTTATTCCAAGTGCTGCTTTTAATTTTTTACCTGCTGAATATGGATTTTCTTTTGCCTTTCTTTTTCTTGTTTCTGCTTTTATTGATGACATCTTCAAAGCATTAGAAATTTTAGCACGCTTACTATTGTACTTTGGTTTACCTCTAAACGTTGAATCAATCGCACGAGCAACTCTCAATCTCTTACTAACTGTAGGATCACCATATTCTTTTATGATCTCTTCTTTAGTAACTTTAGATTTTTTCTTTTTATCCTCACTATGATCGCAACCACAGGATTCAGAATAGTTTTGAAATGATTGAAGATTAGTCATTACGCTACTTTATTATTAGATGGGTTTCTAGGACAATTTTTTTCGTGTTTTTCAATCCACGTCTTAGGTCTCCAATGTCCTTGAGGAGATTTTAATCCACAATATGAACATACCCACTGACCATTAATATCTTGTATCGCCACGGATCAACCTCCAACAACTTGTACTTGTTCTACAACTACGTCCGCAGAACCTGCTGTTAACTTAACGGTTCTTTGTAACATAGGAACGGTGTTGGCAATTACATCAGCATCACTAATTGAATATGCAGAACCTGCACCTGACGCATCAATGTCTGTAGTAATTGTTATGTCAGTAACTGCTGTTACTTTCTTACCTGCTGATGCAGCAGATTCAAAGTTTGATCCAAAACCATCTGTGTCACCACCATCTATAGTCTGAACAAAATCTCCTACAGCAAAACTGTGACGACCACCTGCTCCTGTACCGTGTCCACCACCTGCAACAGTAAATACTGAACCGTTAGCATTAGTTGCACCAGTAATACTAATATTTTTTGATTTACCTACTGAAAGCAAGACTGCTTCCCCTGCTGCAAGTGTAATAGCAGGACCGCTATCGAACTTTATGGTTGATGCAGATGCAGCATATGCACGTACAACTCCACTTTTAACGACGATGTAAGCAGTACCTGAACCACTCACTGTCGTAGTATCTAAGACATTTAATACAGACATCGACTTTTTGACACAAGATTGTTTTTACTATTTATCCTCTTTCTGTTTCTGTTTGAGGAATTTCGCAAGATCAGCAGTGCTACCAACAAACATTGTGTTGTTAGTAACGTTACCTGTTACAGCACCTTTTGGACCTTCTTCTAATTCTTGCATTTTTTTCTGAAGGTCAATTAGTTTATCCGTGGCATCTGCCACGTTCTTAATAAGATTACCTGCTACCTCATAGGCACGTGGTGAATCTGTTTGTTGTGATAGTTCTAGGATTCCGTCTACCGCTTCCTGTCCCTTGTCAATTAACGAATACAAATTGCCACGAGTATATTCGTAGTCTTTTTTAATTGCTTCGTTTTGTTTTACAGGTGTATCTTCTACTCTCTGTAATGTAGGTTTCTCATCTTTAACGATGGATGTCTCTACATCAAGAGCGTCTTCAATACCGTCGAATTTACTCGTCGTTTCCTGTGACTGGGTTTCTTGATTTTCCATCATTGAATTCACTGAATAGTTCATTAAAACCAAAATCATCATCTGGATCAGAAGTGATTGGGTCTGGTTCGACCGTGTATCTCATTTCACGAGGTGCACTTGTTTTGCTATCAGGAGCAGTATCGACGATTGCCTTACGTATAAGATCTTTCTCACCGTCGAGAACAGGACCGTAGATATAAGTTTTGCAAGTGAAAGTTATTGTATATATGAGAGTTCTTCTTGTTGTATAGTCACCTTCATAATCATCATCATAAGATATTGTATTTAAAACTACTGGAAAATCTTTTTTCTCCTGTAACTGATCGTTCAGTTGTACAGAGATATTAAATGTGGGTTGGAAGTATGGAAGTATTTGTTCTAAGATTTGTAAACCGTCATCTTGATTCTTTGAAAGAATTGCTAACTCAAAGTCAACGTTGTACGGTACTGGCATAAACGCTTTTTGTAGGTCAGTTCCAACAGCAGTCCTAACTCTCTGTGTTGGGGAGACCTTTCTTGTTGCGTCGTAATTGAAACCAGAAATCTCAAACGAAATCCTAGGAAGCGTAATTTGAGTCGCATCTTTCCTAGTTAAATCTCCTACTTGTTGGAGTCTTGCTAAAAACTTTTGTTTAGGTCCATATGCCAATGGCACCTTCATATACTCATATTCCGTAGCATTTTTTTTCCTACGAATTTCTATGTTATTAAACAATGTACCGAAGGCAATAACTGACTTTCGGAATACTTCATTGTATGTATATGTACCTAACATTAACTAGCACCTCCAATATCACCAAATGGGTTCCCTTCTGAGAAGTCAATGATTCCATCAGCAAGGGTCTCAAACGAATCATTTGAATCGTATTCGCTTGATGTATTATTTAGTGTATTATATGATGCAGTTGTCCAAGCAGCACTTGATGACTGCCCTGTTATAGTCTCTGGAATTGTAAATATTCCAGTTCTATTAAAGACTTGTAATTGTCTATTAGTAGAATCCCAAGACTTAACCTCTGCTGTAATATTAGAGGTTCCACCTGCCACCACTTCACCGACTGTAAAGTCTCCAGTGCCACCTGTGGCAAAGTTGATAGTGATGGATACTGAGAAGTCCTGTTCGATTTGATCGATTGCAGTAACTCCTGTATCGAACTGCTCGTCGCTGAACTCGAAGAGTTCACACTTGAGACCCCATACGTGGATCTTACCTAACTGGTAGAAAGGTTGTTCGTGCTCAACGAACATAATTTTAAATATTTTATTTGCCATAGGGAAGTAAACCAAGTCTCCTTCGTTAGGTCTTCCTTCCACAATCAGTTGTGCATTGTCATCAACTGCTTCTGTAAATCTTTTTCTTGATATTATAAATGTAACTTGATCAGAAATCCTTACACCAAACTTAGTAAAGAGATCACCATCACCAGTAAATCCAGTTGGATCTTCAATGTATGCTTCTATCTCATAAGCATCATCAAATTTAGACAAAGCATCTTCAGTAAATGTTGTATCTTCATTTACTAAAGTTCTAGGCAAATAGAAGACATTCTTTCCAAACATCTTTATCTGTTCTATAACAAGATTCTCTATAAGATCTTGTTCGCCAGTTGTGCCTTGTGTAAAGTAGGAGTTAGTTGCCATTATCCAATCATATCCATTGGTGGAGTTTCGTATGTAGTACGAAGTTGTTCGTCTAACTGTTGAAGTTCCTCTACAGCATCGCTATAAATTTTTTCACCATTTAGAGTAACACCACCAGGGAGTTGAACGTTTTGGAACTTAGTTAAATTTGTTCCCCAATATTTCTTAATCATCGCAGTAGCATAATCCTTAACCCACATCTCATTATAGATTTTTGTAAAGTTAACTGGATCTAATGCACGAACACAATCAATAACAATATACTCACCCTCACGAACATCAGTGTTAGTATCAAAGTCGATATATAAACGACCAGATGTATGAGTAAATCTTGTAGGTTTCATTCCTTCCAATAAGAAATTAATTGTCTCAAGATGTGTCTGAATCATATAATAATGATAAAACTGTGTTGATGTAAAATCAAACAGATCATTCAATCTTAACTGATAACGAATGTCAAACATATTTGCAGTACCTTTGTCTTGGAAAGTAAAGATACCATTAACAGACGTTATAAAATCAGGTAAGGTTAAAAAATTATTTTGCGTCTTAAATTCTGTACTACCTACAGTCTCTGTAGTATCTGCTTGAAAAGCATCTACTTCAGATTGAGTCATTTGATGCTTTAGGTAAACTTTTTCTGAACCACCGTAATGATAAATATGAAACTTCTCGATAGTATAATCGATAGCATCATCTATTTGATCATCAGAAACGTTGACTTCTAATACAGGTTTACCTAATCTGCGAAGTGCGTATTCTTTTAGTGTTGCTTTAGAGGTTGGGGTTGCCATATTAGTTTTTTTGTAACTTAACCATTACAGTCTCCTTTTGCATAGGAGCGACATCATTCAATCCATTAGCATCGAACCAAGGAGCATTCTCCCAGTCAAATCCTTCACCGAATGTATTATCAGGTGCCATAACATACCAATGACATTTAGCGTCAGGTATATCCACAGCACAGACCGCCCAATCATCTGCCCACTGGGGCACTTGCACATACATCACTGGTAGGTGATTGGCAAATAAAGAAATAATAAAGGAGAATAAAATCATAATGCAGCGATCGCAGCAGCGAATTGTGTGTAATTTAGTGAGTTCGCAGCAGCAGTTTTAAGTTGTGCTAATGTAATTGTTTCTGCCTGTAATGCAGAGTCTGCCTTAACACCTTGTGCAGCAGTAGCATAATCAGATGATGCAGTTGCAGCAGCACTGCCTAAAGTAGGTTTACCAGTTAGATCATTGTATGCTCCACTGGTTGCTACAGTTGCCAAGTCACCTGGTTGTGTAGCAGAAGCAGCAAGTGTACCTTGTGCAGCAGTTGCGTAAGCACTTGCAGCAGTGGTAGCAGCAGATCCAAGTCCGAGAGTTGTTCTAGCAGCAGATGCTGATGCGTCATCAACCAGAGTTAGACCAAATGTGCTGATTGCAGAGGCATCAAGTTTTCCAGTGATACCTGCTGTTACACGAGCGTCAGCACGTGCATCTGTATAATAAAGATTTGTTGATCCTTCTGCTACATCATCAGTATCGTGGTTAGATAGAGATGCAATAGTAGATGGGATAGTATATGAAATAACACCAGTAGAAGCGTTATATCCTAAATCTCCACTAACTGAAATGTGTCCACGAGTTCTTGCAGCAGTGGTGAATAGGTTGGTTGATCCTTCTGTGATATTATCTGTGTTAATGTCTGACTGAGTAACAGACAAAGTACCAGAAGAATGTGAAATACCTGTTCCATATGTGAAGTGTGTTCTTGTTCTAGCAGCAGTAGTAAATAAGTTACTTGAACCTTCAGTTACATTATCAGTATTAATATCTGACTGTGTGACAGATAATTGACCTGCTCCACTTAGTTCAATACCAGTTCCGTATGTAAAGTGTGTTCTTGTTCTAGCAGCAGTCGTGAATAGATTTGTAGATCCCTCAACGATGTTGTCAGTATCAAACTCACCAAAGTCAGCAGATAGAGTTAGTAAGTTACCTGCGTCATTGTAGGTAGCAGAAATACCAGTACCACCTGCGATTAATGCAGCAACACGATCATCAACTCTTTCGTCAGTAAAGTATAGATTTGTAGACCCTTCAGTAAGAGCATCTGTATCGTGGTTACTGATGTCACCAACCTGTGATTCTTGGAACGTAATAGTTCCAGTAATGTTCAAGTTACCTTGAATCTCAAAGTTTGTAGAACAAACAAAGTTACTTACAGATAAAGTGTTTGAACTAGGAATATATTTAAAGTTATCTGAGTCAGTTCTTATTTCAGTGTTTCCAGTTGTAGCAGAAACAAATGTTGGGAAGAATGTAAGGTTAGAACCTGTGGTGTTTGTGACATCAACTAGAGATGCAGTATCAGCATTACCAGTCAAGTCACCTGTTACGTTACCAGTAATCTGACCTGTAACTCCAAGTGTGCTTTGTAAAGTTACACCATCTTGAACATTAAGAGTTCCAGTAATATCAGTGTTACCTGTAGGTCCATCTACAACAAACTTGACTCCTGCTGATCCACCGACTGATAAGTCATCACCAACAAATGCTTTCTTCTTAACTGATAAACCACCATCTGTATGTACAGAAGCAGCAGCGTCATTATATGCAGAAGAATCTGTTACGTTATTTGCTTGTACAAGACCTGCGAATGTAGCATTACCTGATGTTACATCTATACCAGAATTAAAGTCTGCGTTACCATCTACATTTAAAGTTGAATCTAAGTCAACTGCATTAGTTACATCAAGTGTTCCTGCAATATCAGTATTACCACTTGCAGATGCAACGTTGAATTTATTAGTGTTAATGTTGAACGAACCACCAACGTTTAAGGTTGATTGTAAGTTTGCTACAGAAGTAGCGATAAGTGAGGATATAGTTGTAGTTCCACCAGTTACGTCTAATGTTCCACCAACAACTGTATTTCCTGTAGGTCCATCTACAGTAAAGTTACCCGCACCAACATCAAGGTCGTCTCCAATAAATGCCTTCTTGGTAACTGCTAAACCACCTGCTGTAAATATTGCAGCACCGTTATTGTTTGCAGCAGTTGCTTGTGCAGTAGAATTTGCTCTTAGTTTCTCATCAAATGTTACAATACCACCAACACCAAGAGTCCCATCTAATGTGCTATTTGTATATACCTTTAAGTCTCCACCAATACCAGTGTTACCTGCAACAGATAATCCACCTGCGGATACTCTTAACGCACCATTAGATGACCAAGTTCCACCAAGAGTTGCATTAGTAGCATTTGTAAAGGTTGATATTCCAGTTACACCTAAAGTATTTGTAATATTGGTAGCACCCGATACATCTAAAGTATTACTTAATGTCGCTCCTAACGTCACTCCAAGCGTCCCTGAGAGGGTTGTATTGCTTGTGACACCCAAAGTACCACCAACGCTTAGATTAGAACTTCCTCCAACAATATTTACAGATGAATTTAAAGTAGATACTCCGTCTGCTCTAAATGTTCCTGCAACTAATGTATTACCTGTAGAACTAGCAACTGTAAATTTATTTGTATTGACTCTTAAGTCATTTGTTACATCAAGTGTACCAGTAATATCAACATTTCCACCGAACGATCCATCATCACCTACGACGAGATCGTCACCAACGTGTAGATCTATTCCTATACCTGCACCACCACCAACGATGAGGGCACCTGTAGAAGAATTAGTTGCGTTTGTAGTATCAAATAATTTTATAGAACCTGCGTCTAAACCAGATCTAGTACCAGTAAATACCTCAGAATTATTAGTTGCATTATGATAGAAAGCATATCTAAGTGCTGAATCATCCCATCCAAAGAATCCTACTTTAGCATTTGAATCATAATATCTAAACTCCACACCACGATCTTTTGCATCGTCAGATGAAGGAGCAGTATCACCACCTAATGTAATGATAGGATCGTCCACAGTAATAGTAGTACTGTTTACTGTAGTTGTGCTACCGTGAACTGTTAAGTTACCATCAACTATGGCATTACCACCAACATTAAGATCTTGTCCTGAACTCAGGGTAACTGGGGCTGTGAATTGAGTAGTAGCATTTACTGTTAATGCGTCACCAGATGCGTCACCAATGGTATTCTGTGCACCATTTAAAGTAACATCTCTGTTTAAAGTAACATCTCCGTGGACGGTAAGTGTTCCTGCTGTTGATGAACCTGCTCCAACTCTACCTATTGTTGTATTACCAGATTCTCCAAGAACTGTAAATTCTGTAGTATCTCCAGAATTAAGTTTACCGATATAAAGATCGTCACCAATATAGAGATCAGTAGCGATACCTGCACCACCATATACTCTTAAGTTTGAATTATTATCTGTAGCGTATGAAGGTGTATAAGCAACTGTTGATCCTGCACGTAATTTATATCTTACACGTAAGTAGTTCTGTGTACTAAATGTCTCAGTTGTTCCTAAGTCTTTTTGGTTAATAGCACCGTTAATGTATAAATCTGAGTTAAACAGAGTGTCACCTTCAATGTAACCACCACCATCGAAACGGAAAGACCCGTAATCTCCACTAGATATGATGAAATCGTCTTGAGCATTTGTTCCTATAGTTGGTACATCAACATCCTCAGAATGGAAGAAGTTACCTAAATTTAAAGTTCCCTCTATATCTGTGTTACCATTCGTAGTGCTGATTTGGAATTT